TTTCCAACATAATTAAACGAGCGTTGAAGAGTAAGCTCGGTGAAGACTACGGAATGGGCGCGGTAGTAGACGATCAGCTCAAAAATATCTCCGGACCGCCACGTAGGGTGCCCTTGTTGGAAAAAGATCGTTTCCTTGAGGACGAGGAATCTTCTGAAGAAGAAACCCCCGACAAACAGTCTTCTGTACGCCCACCTGCGGTTCCCACCCGCACGGTTGCGGCGGCGCAGCAGCCGCCTATCCCGCCACGTCCTGCGCCGACCCCGGCACCTCAGTCCGTAGCTTCGGCTCCCACCCAAGCTCCGGCATCCCCAGAGACACGGCAGCGATATGCGGCACTCTTTCCTAACGACCCAGCATCATCCATGATCCGGAGCCAGCAAGGTATTGGTGGCCTGCTCGGATGATCGGCGACGTTCTACACCTGATGCTTCAGTCAGACGTTCATAGGAAGTGGTACATCCACGACCTTGAGCGCCTGATTATGCCTGCCATTGAAGCAGGCAAGATGAAGGTGTTTTACGAGGACGGTAAGCCGCAGGGTCTGTATAGCCACGCGTTCCTTACGCCCGAAGCAGCGAAGGGCTACCTGATGAAGACGCGGAAGCTGGAACCTGAAGATTGGTTCACGGACCACGAATCTGGAACGTTGTATGTCATCGACATAATTGCGCCATACCAAAACGGCTTTAAGATAGGTCGTCAGGTGCAGAAGGACCTTACCGACCGCTACATCGACGTTTACATGAAGGACGGTGCTTTTATGAAGCGTGTCGCTAAGAACGACCGCCTGATGTATGTTACGGGCGTGAAGGACATGCTGGACGCACGGAGAGCGGAACATGAAGTACGAGCGTAAAAGCCCGTATGCAGACGGCTTCAACGACATCTACACCACGGCGGGTGTAGATGCGGACGACGCTTGGGCCCGCAAGCATCTTTTGCTGGGTGGTGATGGCGGTGGTGGCGCTGGCGAGAGCGACACCGAGAACGCGGGCTTGATGGCAGGGTTTAGTCCCGACAGTCCAACCTCTCCCGGTCCCGCGGGCTCCCACTCTTCGGGACAGGCTCAAGCCAACGAGGACGCTGCAAACGCCCAAGCCGAAGCTGAAGCGCAGGGCGAGATGGATGCCTACGCAGCGCAGGTCGCTCTTGGGCCGGTGGCGCAGGCATTTAATTTTGTCAGCCCCATAGACATTTCCAAAACACACGACCAATTCGGACGCGGGGTTGTTGGATTAGACGTTAGTATACCCGGCGTTGTCGGTTCTGTTATTGGCGGTCCGGTGGGGATGGCCCTTAGTACTTTGGGCCCAGCCGTGGGCCGTGGTCTTGGTATTGATACGAATGTATCTATTGGGCCACAAGGAATATCCACGGGCCCGTCTACCCCGGGAGCCGTTGAGTCCGCTGTGACAGATACGATAGGTTTTAGCGTTTCGCCGGGCTCTATCTCGGACGCAATTTCTGCTGCCGTGGACCCCGGACAAACGACAGGCCCCTCGGCCAGCGTGTCTGCTCCCGGAGTGAGTACCCCCTCCACTGAAACTGGAATGATGGGCGGTTTTGTTCCGGACCCGGGATACAGCCCAATGGGCAGCGTAACCTCGTTCGCGGCCCGCGGCTATCGGCAAGGCGGCGCAGTACAGGGCGGTATCGGTAGTCTCGTCTCGATCAGATAAGCCACTGCCGGGCGTCCTCGCCCAGTACCTGTCCGGCCAGATCAATTTTGGCTTTCAACGCGCCCAGTATCTTCTCGTCAATCGTCTTAGGCGACACGAGATCGATGTAGGTCACCGATTTCTTCTGACCAATGCGGTGCGCCCGGTCTTCCGACTGAAGTCTGATCTCCAGATCGTAGCTGTTAGAGTAGTACACAACCGTGCTGGCGGCTGTTAGCGTAATGCCGTAACCACCTGTTCGCGGCTGGCCCACAAAGAACCGCAACGGGTTCTCCGGGTCTTGGAACTTCTCGACAATATCCTGCCGCTCATCCTGTGGGGTGTTTCCGTAGTAACAGGCCACGGAGTCGTCGCCATACTTCTTGGCCAACGCACCACGAATACCAAGGATGTCGTGAGTGTACGTCGCCCAGATGATGACTTTGCCCTGCACCTCTTCCGCAATGTCCATCAACTCGTTCAAGCGGTTGTGCGGCACCTCTTGCGTCTCGCCGTCGTCAGGCGTCAGGAAGCCACAGCAAATTTGCTGGAGCCGCATGATTTGCGTAAGTACGCTAGCCGTGGTCGCAAGCTCGCCGTTGTCGAGCATGGCAAGAGCCAACTTCTTCATCTGGTCATACAGGCGCTTTTGATCCGGCGTCAGCGGAACGTCTCGGCGGATGTAAACCTTGTCTGGTAGGTCCAGACAATCCTCCTTCAGAACGCGGTTGCTAAACGTGTCGAGCTTCTCTGACAATTCGTCCAAACGACGATAACCTACGATTTCTTGGAAAGCTTTCGGGCCCATCGTGCGACGTTGAACAACGGCATAGCGGTTCTGGAAAGAAAAGTAGCTTTTGAACCCCAGCGCACGGTCCGACAGGAACATGCATTGACTGTAGAGATCGAGCGGGCTCTTCGTGACAGGCGACCCTGTCAGGATGCGACGATACTTGGCATAAGTGCCGAGGGTCACAATGTTCTTGGTACGCTGCGCGGTGCGATTTTTTATTGTCGTTGATTCGTCCACAACCATGATGTTGTTGGGATAACGCTTCAAAAAATCATACGCAGCGCGGGCCCCACGAGGCGTCGAAAGCGCTTCCACGTTCATCACGAACATGCGAAGATGTTTGGGCTCAAGATCCGATAGCCCCTCAAGCTCTTCTTCGAACTTTTTTGTTTTCGCGGGTATCCAACGGACAACGAGCCGGTCTATCCGACCCGGCATATGCACCGGGATCTCCCCCTTTACCCAGTTGTCGTAAACGCCCTTCGGAGCCACGATTAAGGCTGCGTTTACGTCGCCGGACTCATACAGCGCGGCGATGGTGTCAATAGCTACCTTCGTTTTTCCTGTGCCCATTTCCATGAACAACGCGTAATAGTCCGCGGCCCACGAATCTTCGAACGCCCTGAGTTGATGGGCAAACGGCTTTGTCTCAAATTGATATGTCATGGCTCTTTCGAAAAAAGTGGTTGACCATCCCTACATATCCAATTATATCAGGGAATGTCAAGGACCGAAAGGATCCTTTAACCACGAAGGAGAAGTAAATGAGTGACCTACTGTCACAGATGGAAGAGGACTTCGAAAGTAACGTTGCCTCCTCCGTCGAAAAAATCGATCAGGGCGAACTTGGAAACGTAGCTTCCATCGCCCGTCGTATCCGAGACAAGGAAGAAAGGGTATCTCAGCTTGAACAAGAACTCAAGCAGGAGAAGCACGAACTTCTGAAGCTCACGGATGAAGACCTGCCCACCGTCTTTGCAGAGATGGGCCTCTCAAAACTATCGCTCGATGACGGATCGACCGTCGAGATTAAACAGACTTACGGGGCTTCTATTCCCGTGGCTGAACGTGAACGAGCTTACGAATGGTTGAGGGAGAGGGGGTATGACGACATCATCAAGAACACGGTCGGTGTTGAGTTCGGGCGCGGCGAGGACGATAAAGCGTCGGCCTTCCGGGCCTTCTGCGAAGCAGAGGGTTACGTTCCGGACCAGAAGACGGGTATCCACCCGCAGACACTCCGGGCCTTTGTTCGTGAGCGTGTCGAAAACGGGGACTCATTCCCGATGGATATGTTCGGCGCTTGGGTCGGACAACGTGCAACAATTAAGAGGAGCTAATAATATGGCTGGCAAGGCAGTAGCAGAAAAGAAGAAGACCGAAGTAGCAGCGTTTGACCCCGGCATGTTCGAGGACGACGCTGGCGCAGGTATGGAGAACATGGGTGTAGATGACCTTGCTCTCCCGTTCCTCAAAATCCTGTCCGGGCTCGATCCGATCTTGGACGAGTTAGAGGAGGCTCGAAAGGGCGACCTTTTCAACACCGTTACGAACCAGATTTACAAGGGTAAAGAAGGCGTGCGGGTTATTCCTTGCGCTTACATGCGCCGGTTCATTGTCTGGGCCCCGCGGGGCTCCGGTTCGGGTGCTCCGCAGGCAATCTATGCGCCCGGTGATTTGAACATACCTAAGACCGAGCGCTCTGGCGAAGATTTCAAAGACTACGTCGTCGGTGGTAACGGCGAATATCTGGATGAAACGCACCAGCACTTTGTTCTGCTACTGAGCGACGACGGTTCGATTGAAACGGCTTTGATTGCGATGAAGTCTACGCAGTTGAAGCGGTCTCGTAAGTGGAACAGCATGATCTCTTCGATCACGTTGCAAGGCAAAAACGGGCCTTTCTCCCCGCCGAGATTTAGTCACATTTACCGGCTGAAGAGCGTGGGCGAGGAAAACGCGAAGGGCTCTTGGCACGGTTGGGACGTGAGCCGTGAAGGACCTGTCGAGGACGCGGCCCTGTATCTCCGGGCCAAGACCTTCTCGGAAAGCGTCCTTCAAGGCGAGGTCTTGGTGAAGCACGAGAACGAGAGCGGTGGCACAACCACCGTGGACATGGACGACGAAGTTCCGTTCTAGTTCAAATGGCGGGGGAGCGATCCCCCGCCCTTTTCTTGCTCACGGGGTCACCAAATGCATTTAGAAAAATTCAAGTCCGTCTTTGACGGCTTGCAGGCCGCGTACGGCACATTTGAAATAAAGAAGCAAGCTGCCAACGGCAAGAACACCGGGGATGCGTTCATTGTTCGCGAACCACGGACCTTGGCGCATTGGGAGGAGCACCTAGCGGGCAAGCGGTCGCTCGGAATAATTCCTATTGACGAGAACAACCAGTGTCGCTGGGGCTGTATCGACATCGATCAGTACCCGCTCGACCACAAGCTTCTTGTCGAGAAAATCCGGCGCATGAAGCTGCCCCTTATTGTCTGTCGCAGTAAGTCCGGCGGAGCACACTGCTTTTTGTTCACCGTCACGCCAATCGATGCGAAGGACATGCAGACGACGCTTCAACAAGTGTCCGCGGCCCTCGGATATGGCGGCAGTGAAATCTTCCCGAAGCAGGTCAAGCTCCATCTGGATCGTGGTGACGTAGGCAACTTCCTTAACCTGCCGTACTTTAACTCAGAAGACGGCATGCGCTACGGCATTAACGAAGACGGCACCGCGGCTACGCTGGAAGAGTTCTTTGCGTTGTACAAGGAACACGTCCAGACGGCTGAACAGGTTACGGCGTTACAGATCAAAGACGACCCAAAATCGAACTGGGCAGGAGCCCCGCCGTGCTTGCAAATCTTATTCAAGAACAAGATCAGCGAAGGCGGTCGAAACAACGGCCTGTTCAACATCGGCGTGTACCTCCGGAAAGCGTATCCCAACACATGGGAAACAGAAATCCTTACCTACAACCTAACGTATTTAGAACCCCCGCTGCCGCTGAACGAAGTCAACGTCATTGCCAAGCAGCTTGGTAGAAAGGACTACGTCTACAAATGCAACGATGCTCCGATCAACGCCCACTGCGACAAAGCTTTATGCATGACGCGCAAGTTTGGGGTGGGTGCCGCCATGCAGGGTGCCGCTGTAGCCAACCTCCGAAAATACAATTCGACACCGCCTGTGTGGTTCTTGGATTTGAGCGGGGAGCCGTTGGAGCTCGACACCGAAGGGCTGTTGAACCAGCCCGCTTTCCAGAAAGCTTGCATGGAGCAGCTAAACCAGATGCCCATGACCATGAGCAAGCAGAACTGGGAGACCCGGATCAGCACTCTGATGTCGGAGATGCGAGACAACGAGAGCGCCATCATGGAAGTCGCGCAGGACGCCAGCATCAACGGTCAATTCTACGACTACCTTGAAGAGTTCTGCCGTCACCTACAGCAGGCGCAGGACAAGGAAGAGATCTTGTTGCGCCGACCGTGGACCGACGAGGAGCGCGGCACGACCTACTTCCGCCTGCGTGACTTTGAAGGGCACCTCAAGAAGAACAAGTTCTTTGAACTGAAGACGCACAAAATTGCCCAGCGATTACGCGACATACATGGAGAGAGCATAGTGATGAAGATCAAAGGTCGGTCCGTCCGCGTTTGGGCCGTCCCCTCGTTCGAGGTGTCCGACGTAGATATTGAAGCTCCCCACTTCCAGAGCGAAGAGGTGCCGTTCTAATGGAACGCGATGAAGAGATTCTACGTTTGTGGAAGGAAGAGCTTATGACCTTGTCCGCTATAGGGAAAAAATACGGTCTTACTCGGGAACGGGTGAGACAAATCGTAGCCAAGCAAAGGGCCAAAAATGTTTCGGATATTCGGACCGCCGGGAACGGGAAAAACGACGACGCTTCTTAACATGGTGGATGATGCTCTTGAGAGGGGCGTCAACCCCGTGGACATTGCTTTTCTTGCCTTCACACGTAAGGCGGCAAACGAAGCAAAAGAACGGGCCGCAAAGCGGTTCAACCTCAATCCCGACGAGGATTTGAGTCACTTTCGCACGTTACATAGTCTAGCCTTGTCGAAGGTTGGAATCCGATCAGAAGAGGTCATGCAGCCCTCGAACTACAGGGAACTGGGCGGCGTCATAGGGCACCGCTTTCAGAACGTGGACGGCAAAGACAACGACGGAGACACTTTCTCCAGCAAAATAAACGATCCGGTCTTGTCCCTGATAAATCTGGCGCGTCTAAAGAAGACCAAGTTGCGAGACGAGTATAACAATAGCAACCTGTACGCTGATTGGAACCTTGTAAAATATGTTGACGAGAGTGTTACGGCCTACAAAGAAAAATTCGAGATGTACGACTTCACGGATATGTTGAGTCAGTTTATTGCGAACGCCGACCAGTGCTGCCCGCATTTTCAGTTGACCTTCCTCGATGAGGCGCAGGACTTGTCTCCGCTCCAGTGGGACATCGCACACATTCTCGACAAAAAGTCGGAGCGCATGTATTGCGCGGGAGATGACGACCAAGCCATCTATCGATGGGCTGGAGCCGACGTAGAGCAGTTCATCAACTTGCCCGGCGGAGCAGAAATTCTGGCGCAGTCCTATCGTGTCCCCAGCTCTGTGCACAAGGTCGCGGAGCGTATCGCCAACCGCATCAACCGTCGATATCGCAAGGAGTACAACCCGCGAAAGGAAAGGGGCCGGGTGGCGCAGATCTCGGGCCTCGCAGAACTGGACATGAGCCACGGCTCTTGGCTCATCATGGGGCAAGCGGGCTACATGCTTTCGCCTCTGTCACAAGAATTGCGAGGCATGGGCGTCCTGTTCAACGACCGCGGACGACGGTCCATCTCTGACAAGATCAGCACGGCGGTCAATGCGTGGGAACGTCTGAGAAAAGGAACCGCTATTAGCGGTGAGGAAGCTAGGTGTGTATACTCCCACATGAGCACAAAGACGCGCATAGAACGCGGCTTCAAGAAGTTACCGGGTGTCGAGGACAGCGACCAACTGACGATGCAAGACCTGATTGATAATCACGGCCTGTTGGCCGATCCAGAATCCATCTGGCACGAAGCTATGGACCTGATCCCAGATAACGAGCGGGCTTACATCGTCGCCATGCTCCGGCGTGGTGAGAAGTTCAATGCCGAGCCCCGCGTTACAGTGTCCACGATTCACGGATCTAAAGGCGGTGAGGCGGACAACGTCGTACTGCTCACGGACCTTTCCCCCGCGGCAGAGGCTGCGGCAGCTATTGATGCCGATGATCTGCACCGCGTGTTTTATGTTGGCGTAACAAGAACACGTGAA